CCGCCAGGGCATCAATTGAAACCCCGCTTCGTCTCGCTGCCTCGTCAAGAATCTGAATCGTCTGGAAGTCAGTGCCAAGTTGAATAGCCGTATTCCCCAGCTGCTCAACGCGGCCCTCAAGGTCTGCAAGCCCGCGAGTGATTGCCGTGGCAGCAGCACCAAACGCAGCAAACGAAGCGATGCCGATATTTAGCGGAGATGCCAGGGCAGACAACTGAGAGCCAAGGCTGGAAAGCCCTGTCTTTAGGCCACCTGAGAAGACTCTGCTAAGCCCTTCCGACGCGCTGGATAGCCCAGAGAATCTGCCAGCGATATTGCCGAGCGGGCCAGGAAGCGCAGCAAGGATGCCGCTGATCTCGTTAAACTTCAGCCCACTTTCAGCAGCCTTTTTGACAGATTTTCCAAAGCCATCGGCAGCGGCCGTTGCCTTGTTAAAAATCGCATTCTGCCTTTCAAGCTCAACGTCAAACTGCTTTTTTGTCAGAAGCCCTTTTCGCTCTAGGTCAATGGCTTCATCAATTGCGTCGTTGAATATCTGTTGCGATGTACGTCCAGCCGCGATGATTGCCGCCGCCTTTGCCGTTTCCTGCGCCCGCAGCCTCTGTGCTGCAGCTGAGTCTTCCGCTAACCGCTTTTCAACGGCTGCGATTTGCTCAAGCGCGGCCTTTTCTTTGGCAGCGTCTGCTTCTCGTTCAGCAGCAAGCTGACGCCTTAACTCAAGGCCATCGCGCTCTAGTTGGGCCGCAAGGCCGCTAAACTCAAAACGAGCACGAGCGGCGGCCTCTTCAGAGATGCCGTTAGCAGTAATGATCTGGTTAAGCTCTTCGAGCTGCCTAGCTCGGCGTTCCTCGTCAGTAAGGAACTGCTCAGTAATCTGTCGGCCGCGTTCTAGCAGTCGCAGCCTTTCTTCTTCAGCCTTTGCAGCAGCTGCATTCGCTCCGCTCGATTCAGCAACAGCCCGTGCGTACTGCTCCTCGTCAAGGGCACCCAACGCAACAAGCTCGCTGAGCCTGGCGAGCGTCTCGGCGCGAATCTCTTCCTCTGTTCTGTTTTGCTCAATTACCTTTGCGGCTTCAGAGAATGCGTCAGCGGTGTTTCGCACTTCCTGCTGCAGGGCCGCGTACTGATCGGCGTAGGCCTGGGCGTTCAGTCCACCTTTAAGCTGCTCAGCCAACGCCGCAAACTTGTCATTCAGAGTCGCCTGTGCAGCCGATGCCGCCTCGCTGTTCTTGGCGAACTCGTCAAAAACAGACGTGGCCTTGCTCGCCTGCTTGGCCAGATTTTCAAGTGCCCGCTCAGCCGGCGTCAGGTTCTTCACCACGCCAGAGGCGTCAGCGTTTACCTTGAGCGCGAGTGAGAGGATGGTGGCCATGGCTTACTCGGGGAACGCCAGGAGCTTTTGCAACTCCCGCTTCATATCGTCTGCGTGCTGGGGTGGTTTCTCAATCGGGTTGAAATCGTCTGCTTTCGGTGCCTTGCCTTGCTGGGAGTACGGTGCAAGCACAGCACTCGTCAGCAGGCCCGTCTGCCGCCATGGATCAGGAAGAGCGTGGTAGTAGCGAGTGAACGCAATCCACTCCGTGAGCTCCTGCGAATCCATGCGGCGAGACAGTTCCCTCACCGTCATTCCTAAGTGCCCCGCCAGACGAAACAGGAAACGCCTCGTCGGGCGGACGCTTAGTTTTTTGCGAGTTCCTCCACGTCAGTCTCGGTCATGTTGTTGTGCTTGAGCGCCTTCTCGAAGAGCTTGGACACGATGGCCGCTGACTTCTTCGCCAGCTGCTCAATGCCAGCCTCGTCAAAGAGACGCTCGCCACTCTCGGGATGGCACAGGCAGCGGGCCAGATACTTCGTTCTGAAGTTGTCGATACCCGTCTCCTTCTTGCCCACCCACTCCTTCTCGTAGCTGTCCCGCTCTTCCACGGTCATGACTCGCACGCCAAGCACAAGCGGCTTGCCGTCACCGCCTTTCCACTCACGCACTGTCACTTTGAGAACGGGCAGATCGTCAGCCGCAAGAATCTGGGCAGCAAGTTCTGAAACGCTCAGCATGGTTCCTCCTAGCCTTGGACTCGTAGCGTGACTGCGTACCGCGTCACGTCATTGACCACGCCAGCCATGGTGAACTTCTCAAGCACTGCCTTGCCCGAGTAAGCGAGCCCGCCACCAGCAATGGTGACTAGCGAGCGCTTGCCGTAGTTGGCCGTGGAGATGTTCGCCGTGGTTAGGCACTTCATCTCTATAGTGCCAATGTCAAGCGTCCACGTACTGGCGCGAGCCAATGGAAGAGCGCCGCCGTGAGTTACGGTCAGTTCCGTAACCTCACCGAAGTTCACGCTGTTCCACGTAGCCGTAACGCCCGCTGAGTAGCCAGCCATGACGGGCCTCCGTCACGGACTAGCTACGGGCAATACGGATGGTGGCCTGGCCTCGGATCGCGTCCTGCGTCGCCAGCGTGAGCGTGGACGAGTTGACGGTGCCAGCACGGCTCAGAAGCGACGTACCGCCAACCGTGATGGCCAGGGTGCCAGTTTCCTTGTCAGCAATGATCGTCTTGCCGATGTAGTCAAACTGAACGGTCTGCCCGGTGTCGCCAGAGGCAGCGCCGGCCAGCGGCAGGTCAAGCGTCTTGGCAGTCTCGCCAGCCGTCTGGCCAAGGTGCGAAACGGAAATCTTGTCCTCGGTAGCAGTCGGGTCCGTCATGCTGACGACGACGTTGGTGACGGTGTACGTCGTGCTCTTCCACGTAAGGACTGTGCCCGAGCCATCATGCGGAGTTTCAAAGGCCATCTGCTAAGTCTCCTGCCAGAGGATTGAGAAAGATTGCGTCACCTGATAAACGGGCGGTAAGTCACCGCCAGCGAGTTGTACGAAGCCGTCAGACTCGGTTTCGAGGCTCACGTTTCGAACGCTTACGTAGTCTGTCACCTGCCCGCCCCATCCATCCAGAACTGAACGGATTCTGTCGGCGGCCTCGCGGGCCTCTTCGTATGTGGTCGAGAACACGTCCACAGCCAACTGCACAGACGTGGCACCTGTCGGGCCCGAAAGCCCTTGCGAGCGGCTGACGCCCGTGCGTCGCCATGTGGCAAACGGTAGGGACGCAGACGCCGGTGCGATCACAGGCCAGATACGCTGGCCAAGGATCATGGCCACGGCAGGATCTGCAACGAGTGCTCGAGCAGCTGCCTGCTCTGGTGACTTCAGCACGGCTAGCCTCCAGCCTGGATGGTGGCACCAGTCACGCTGCCGGTGCTGGTGTACGTGAGCGCGTCCAGGGCACGCTCAAGCGAAATCCGCAGTTCCGACGTGAGCCGCTCAGCCACCTTGCCTTGGTACTCACGCCACGTCTTTCGCAGGGGCGGCTCAGAGTAGCCGCCGGCCTGCATGGCGTTGATCACTAGCGTTTCGCCCTTCTTGCCCTTTTTGAAGAACGTGCCTTTTGGCGTGGTGATTCCTTTTCCGCTCTTGGTGATAGCAAACGCTCCGCGCTGCCCGATGCTCGACGCAATCATCGAACCTTGCCCGGCCTTTACGGTGTGCTCGTTGATCTGAGCCACCTTGCCAGACTTCATCGTTCTAGTGTGGGCTCGTCTCTGGTATGGCTTGTTGGCGATTGTCTTGATCGGTCGCTGCTTGGTCCCGAACTCTAAGAGCCACTGATGGAATGCCCTGTCTGGGCCGAGCCGCACCGTCCCCGGTTGGGCGATTTCCTCTGAGTCGCCACGCGCAGAGCGGTTGTAGCCAAGAAGCCCAACCGCGTTGCCGTCTCGCTTGTAGCGGACGATCTTCGTATTCACGGCACGTTTGAGATTGCCGGTAGGCCCTACTGGCGTGTTCTCTCGCAGCCGCAGCTTCGCCGGCTCCAGTGCCTTCTCCAGAGCATCGCCAAGAGTCTCGGCAAGCCCTGCGTTGTCAAACACCTTGCCAAGCGAAGCCTGCAGCTTGAGAAGCTCTGACGAATCAACAGAAAGGTTGACGCCAGCAACGGCCATCTAGGCGGCCTCCTGGCAGACGAGCTCGTGCTCGCTACGGTTCCCGTGCTCGAGCAGGCTGACAATCTCCAGCGTGCGGCCACGCCAGACGATCCGCATGGATTGCGTCAGCCCGTCGAGCCACCGCATACGGACGC